CGCTCGTGGGGCTCGGATGAACGCGGTCATGCAGGAGCTGCCGATGCGCCCGCCGAAGCCTCCCTTCCGAGCTCCGGCCGCCCAGGCGCGCGACCTCGGCAGCTCCATGGTGCTGTCGCTCATCGCGACGGACAGCGGCCTTGCCCGTGCTCGTCGCCTCGTCCTGGCGTCGGTGGGCCACCGGCTTGAGGCCGCGGGCATCGAGCAGGAGGACTTCATGCAGGACTTCGTCGAGCGGCTGCTCCGTGCCCAGGCCTCCCCCGCCTCGCGCTACGACCCGCACCGTGGGTACTCGCTGACGACCTACCTCGTGGAGGTGGGGAAGAGCACGGCCATGAACCTGACCGGGCCGTCTCGCCGCTACGATCGCTGGGGCCGGGAGCGTCCCTCGCCCGCCGACGAGCCGCTCAACCCAGCGGCCGACGTGCACGCGGAGGGCGCCGACCTCGGCCCGGCCCTGGCCCGCGTGCTCGACGCCCTGGACCTCGATGTCGAGCGCGAGATGGCGGTGCACCTGGTGGCCGGCTGCTCCCTGCCCGAGATCCGCGAGCGCATGCATCTCCCGCACGAGGACGCGCTGGAGCTGCGTGAGAGGGTGCGTGCGCTGCTGCTCGCGCTGCACGAGGGATGACGCCCGCGGCCGCGCCAGATGCGGCCGAAGGGCCGTGTAGGGCCTGCCGTGTACCACGGAGGGGGTGCGCGAGGTGTCGACAGGGTCGCAGGGGGTGCGCGAGGGGGTGGAGGGGGGGAGGGGGGTGCATGTGACCCCCCGCGACCCCCCCCCGGACCTGCGCACGTCGACTTTTTTGCGCGAGGCCCTCGGAAAAACCTGAAAACAACGGGGGATGGTTGGCCGCGGGCACGAAGAAGACCACGAAGGAGCGGCAACCGACGTTGATCGGCGACCCGGTCGCGTTCTGGAAGCACCAGCACGCCCAGGCGAAGCGCGACGCGGCCACCGCTCGCAAGCTGGCGCCCTCGGTGGTCCCGAACCACATCCGGCTTGAGCGCGAGGCCTGGAAGGAGTACCAGTCCGCGCTCGCCGCGCGTGAGGTGAACGGGTCCGGGGCGCCGGCGGCCGCACCAGGTGCCGCGCCTCCCTCGCCGCCGCTCGCCGCAGACAGCCTCGAGCAGGAGCTGGCGGACGTGCAGCGCCTGCGTCGCTCGGCGGAGGCGGCCGGCAGCTACGTCGCGGCGGCGAAGCTCCTCGCCGCCGAGCGCGAGGTCGGGGACCGCATCCGCGCCCGGGACGAGGCCGCGTCGAAGGCGGCGCGGCGGGCGATGTCGGCTGACGAGCTCGTGGCGGCGCTCGCGTCCCGGATCTCGTCGATGCCGCTGGCGATGCAGGAGCGGGTGCGAGTGCGGCTCGGCTGGGTGTAGCGGCGGTTCCGTGTACTACCCGGCATGTGCTTCGCTGGAGAGGACTACGGCGACGCCTTCGGCGATGACCTCGACAGCGTCCTCGACGTAGCGGACGCCCTCCTCGAAGAGGCGGCGGTCCACCCGCTCGACCAGGTGCGGTGGACGCCCCCGCAGATCGCGTTCCTGCGGTGCACCGCCGCGTTCTTCATGCTCCGGACGGGCAACCAGTTTGGGAAGACCTGGTGCGGCGCCGCGGAGCTCATCTGGCGGTGCCTGGGCGCGCACCCGCACAAGCCCGTGCGGCAGGGGCCGATCGAGGCCTGGGTCATCTGCAAGAGCTGGTCGCAGTCCATCGCGATCCAGAAGAAGATTTGGGCGCTGCTCCCTAAGGACGAAGTCGTCCCCGAGACGATGTTCAGCGACAAGAACGGGTTCGCGGGCGTTCAGAAGGCCGTCGTCTTCAAGAACGGCAGCGTCATCCGCATCAAGACGGTCGGCCAGGACACGCTCGACCTCGCCAGCGCCACGATCCACTACGTCTGGATCGACGAGCCGCTTGGCGACGACGGCACGTTCTCCGAGCTGCAGATGCGGCTCCGCCGCACCGGCGGCGACATCGCGATCACCATGACGCCGGCGACGACCGGGGACCTGTCCTGGCTCCGCAAGCTCGTCACCGACGGCCAGGTGGTGGACCTCCACTTCCGCATGGAGCCCGAGAACTTCGTCCCCGAGGGCGCGCTGGTCCCGCTGAAGACGGAGGACGGCCGCCCGATGGACGCGGCCTGGATCGAGTCGGAGATCGCGAAGACGCTCTCGTGGCAGCGGGCGGTGCGCTGTCACGGCGAGTGGGAGTACGCGACCACCGGCGCGGCCCTGGACGCGTTCGCTCGCGCGAAGCACGTGCGTCGCATCGTGGCCGAGGGGCTCCTGCCGAAGACGGTCGAGCTCGCCGCGGGCCTCGACTACGGCGAGGACGCGCTCCGCACGTGCGGCGTGCTGCTCTACATCGACTCGAGCGGGCTCTACCCACGAGTGTTTGCGATGGGGGAGTACGTCCCCCAGCAGGGCACGACCGTCGAGATGGACGCGGACGGCCTCCTTGAGATGCTTGGCGCCACCGGGGACCGGTGGACGGATTTGGACCACGTGTGGGCGGACAAGGCCTACGAGGGGCGCACGACGCGGAAGAACGCGCGCCTGCTCACCGCGGCGGTGGCCCGCCGCCTCGGCGTCACCGGCGAGCTCCGGCCCGCGATCAAGGTCGCGAAGCGCGGCCTGCGGAAGGACCACTTCTGGCCGTCCGTGCGATGGCTTCACGAATGCATGATTCGCCCCGGCCACTTCTACGTCGACGAGTCCTGCGCGTGGCTCATCGAGGCGCTGGAGAAGTGGGACGGCACGGACAAGTCCCGCTACAAGGACATCCTCGACGCGCTCCGCTACGCCTGCCGTCATCTCTGGGGAGGGCGGCACGACGCGCCCGGCCGCGTCCTGCAGCGGAAGTTCTGACCGGCGGCGCTCGCTGTGTAGTACCCCGCGATGGCCCTCGACCTCGCCTCGCGCCCCATGCTGCCCCCCGAGGACCGGAAGCGTGCGGAGCACCAAGCGCTCCGGACGCGCCTGCTCAACGGCCAGTGGGCCGACGATCTGGAGCGGGCGTTAGAGAAGCACATCCGGGCGGACCGGCGCCAGGCGTGGGGCATCGCCGAAATGTCACGGAACCCGTTCCGCTCGCTCTCGACCCAGATCGGCGGCGCACTCTACCGGAGCCAGCCCAAGGTGCGGGGCACCGCGGGCACGACCGCCGAACAGCTTGCCGCGGCGGTCGAGGGCGCTGGTTTCTGGCAGCTCCAGCAGCGCGCGAGCACCGACCTCGTCGGCCTGCGCGAGGGCATCATCCGTGTGGACTGGAGCGAGCGCGGGGGCCTGCTCCACCGGCCCGTGCCGTGCGAGCTCGTGCACGTCGAGTCGCTCCACGAGGCGCCGGACGTGCCGGTGCGCATCGAGGAGATCCAGGCACGCCGGGACCCGCAGACCGGCGAGTTCGCTTGGGCGTGGGAGATCCTCGACGTCACCGACCTGGAGAACCCGGTCCACCGCATCCTGTCGGCCGACCGGTTGCAGGACTGGACGGCGTACAACGTCGGCGGCGACAAGTCTGGCGCGAACTACCAGTACCGCGACAGCGCCGGCCGCCCCTACATCCCGGCGGTGATGTACCACGCCGAGCGCACCGGCCGGCTCTGGGACAGCTACTACGGCCTCGAGGCGGTGCTCGGCACGCTCACCATCGGCGTGCTCCTCACGTTCTGGGTGCACGGGGTCAAGGACGGGTCTTTCAGCACCGTCGTCGTCGTCGGCGGCCGCGTGGTGGGTCTGGAGATCGAAAGCCCGGGCGGCACGCGCACGAGCGTGATCTCGACCGAGCCCGGCGCGTTCATCGAGGTGGCGCCCGTCGAGGACAGCAACATCCAGCCGCAGGTGATCCAGCTCAAGCCTGGGTTCGAGCCCGAAGCGCTTATGACGGCGATCGGCATGTTCGAGTCTGGCCTCGCCGAGTACGCCGGCGTGTCCGCCGCGGACCTCGTGCGCACGGGCGCGGACCCGCGCTCCGGCGCATCCCTGTCGATCTCGCGCGAGGGCCTCCGCGGCGCCCAGGCGCGGTTCGAGCCCCAGCTCCGGCGCGGCGACTTGGCCGTGCTTGAGTGCTCGGCGAAGGTGCTGAACGCGACGACGGGCACGAGCCACCCGGAGAGCGGCTACGCCATCGAGTACCCGAGCCTCCCGCTGTCGGCCTCCGAGGTCGAGGCCCAGCGGAAGGACCTGCTCGAGAAGGTGGGCGCGGGGCTGGAGTCCCTGGTGGACGCCTACATGAAGCTCCACCCGGGCGTGAACCGCGACCAGGCCAAGGCCGAGCTCCGGCGCATCCAGGAAGAGAACGCCGAGTTCGGCCCTGCGGCCGCGCTTTCCACCGCGCCTGCAGACCCGCTCCCCACCTGACCGAGGACACACATGCCGATCACCCATGAAGGCGCCGAGTACTTCAGCAAGGCCGAGCTCGAGGACAAGATCAAGGACCGCGTCCGGAACACGCAGACCGAGCTGGAGACGCTGACCACCTGGAAGAAGCAGGTGGAGCCCGAGCTCGCGCGCGTGACCACCCTCGCCACCGAGGTGGAGACCTGGAAGGGCAAGGCCACCCAGGTCGAGACCCGGTACACGGCGGCGACGCAGTTCGGCATCACCGACACCGACACGCTTGAGGCCCTCGAGGAGGCGCACAAGAAGGCGATGGGCAAGGTCGCCGATCCCGCCGCGCGCGTGGACCTCGGCACGTACCTCGGGCAGGTGAAGAGCGATCCGACGCTCCTGCCGAGCTACCTCCGCGGCGTCTTCAGCCAGGGCGGCGGTGGCCAGCAGGGTGGCGGGCAGCAGGGCGCGGGCCAGCAGGGTGGCGCTGGCGGCGAGCAGGGTGGAGGCCAGGGCGGTGGGCAGCAGGGCGGCGGCCAGGGCGGCACGGGGACCAACCGCCCCGCGTGGGCGTCGTCGTCGCAGAACCAGCAGCGCGTGGAGCCCGGCACGACGCCGGACTTCGCCTCGAAGGTCCAGGGCGCCAAAACGCTCGACGAGCTCGTCAAGCTCGACGCCGAGCGGCGCGCCGCCCGTCGCGGGTAAGCGCCCTCGCCGCTGTGTAGTACCCGGGGACAGCCGCCCCGGTCGCACCGGGCCCCAACAGCGACACGGCCGTCGTGGACCCCCAACCCGACAGGTGCTCACCATGGCCATCGCCATCTTCTCCGCCGGCGCCCCCGTCTCCGGCAACGGCCTCACCACCGAGGACCAGCTCAACGACCTCGTGCTCGCCGAGCGCGCGTTCGCCCTGGCCCTCGCCGACGTGGCCGACCTCTTCGACTCCCCGATCGTCTACATGACGGACGGAAGCGGTTCGAGCTCGCTCGTCCAGCGCCACCGCCAGCTCCTGCTCGGCTGGGGCATCTCCATGGACGCGACCGCGGCGGAAGACACCGACGTGGCCGCCTCGTCCGTCACCGCCTACGACGCCGACGTCACCATCGCCCGCCGTTCGCTCCGCTTCGACCAGACCGGCCTCGCCCGGGCCGTCGGCGCCGCCTGGGGCTTCGACCCGATCGCGCTCGGCATGACCCTCGCGGACTCCTTCCGCGCGGGCCGCATGGGCTTGCTCGCCACCGCGGCCGCCGCCGCGTCCACCAACATCACCAGCACCGGCATGGGCAGCGTCGACGATCTGATCGACTGCATCGACTCGTTCACCGACGACGTCGGCGACCCGGGCCAGCTCTTCGGCATGCTCCGGCCGAAGACGGCGCAGTCGATCCGCGACTCGCTCCGCTCCGAGGTTGGCCCCCTGGCGAACCGCGGCGACGTGCAGGCCTTCCTGGCGAAGGGTGCCGAGAACCTCATGGGCGTTCTCTGCTTCCAGAGCACGAAGGTGCTCTCCGCGGGCGGGTACTTCCAGAACGCCGTGATGACCGCGGGCGCGTTCGCCTACAGCATCGCGCGGCCCCAGGCCCCGCTCGGCGGCAACGCCATCGTGATGGCGCCCACCGACATGCCGCTGCTCATCGAGATTGAGCGCGACGCTTCCAAGGACAGCTACCAGATCGTGGGCAACGGGTACGACGGCGTCGCCATCCGCGAGGAGCGCCGCATCCGCGGCCTGCTCGGCGCCACCTCGTAGCACGCCTCGGGCGGCGGCTCCGGCGGCACGGGAGTTGTGTCCGCCGGGTCCGCCCGAGCCGCCTGCCTCTGGCCCGGCCCGTACCCCGCGAGGGGACGGGCCCTCGGCGTCAGAACCCCCGAGGACACACATGGCCAAGAACACGAGCACCACTGGCGCCGGATCGATCGGCGTAAACGCGGACGGCTTCGCCGAACAGCGGTCCGTGAGCCGCGCCGCATTGGGCGGCAAGCTCCCCGACTTCAACAAAGACGGGACCCTCGGCCGCCACCGCATGCTCTTCCTCGGGGCCCACTCGAGAAGCTGGGAGCTCATCGAGGTCGAGGGCGCTTGGCGGCTCCTGCCTGTCCTCAAGCCCCTGTTTGTGCAGCCAGGCGTCTGGGTGCGCAGCGCGCCGAAGGGCCAGTCGCCTGACCCGTCGTTCATGCTCGCGAAGAACGAGCGCGCCGGGTTTTCCGTCCTCCGGGACACCGACTCGTACCTGTACGAGATCGACGGCGTCGGCGGAACCAAAGGCTACTTCCTCCGCTGGGAGAAGGTGCGCGTCTACGGCGACGGGGCCTTCGATGTCGTCATCGACCAGGCCGCCCGCGACAGCTTCCGCCTCGGCCTCGTCGAGCGGGGCCTCGTCGAGGCGCCGCGCGAGTCCGTGATCTCCGAGCTTCGGAGCCGCCTGGTCCGCCTCAAGCAGCGCGCCATCCGGGGCAAGGTCGACGACGTGAAGGCGGACGCCGAGCGGCGCCTCGCCGGCCTCGAGGAGGCAATCAAGCCGAAGGGCGGCGGACGAGCTCGTGGCGGCGAGAAGGCGGCCGAGTCCGCCGGGACGGCGGCGTGAGCGGCCTCGGCGAGGGCGAGAAGCAGGGCGGTCGCGACCAGATCGACCGCACCACCAAGTACATGATCGAAAAGGGCGGCGTCCCCGCGGACGTGGCGAAGAAGCTCGCCCGCGACGCCCGCATCCGCAACGAGCAGCGCGAGAAGGGAGACCGCAAGTGAGCAACGCGGAGACGTCCTACTCGGCTCGCATCGCCTACCCAGACCTCCTGGAGCGCGCGCGGACGCAGACCGTCTCGCTGGAGATCTACCGGTCCGGCGCGCTCGTGGCGCCGAGCTCGGGCACGTTCACGTTGTACGACTCGGCCAGTGCCGAGATCGTGCCTGCGGCGGCGGTGACGATCGCGGGCGGCATCGCCACGTACTCGCTGGGCGCGTCGTCGCTCCCGGCGACGCTCGCCCTCGGCCGCGGCTACCGCGAGGCCTGGGCGCTCGTGCTCGACGGGGTGACGCGCACGTACCACCGCGACGCGGCGCTCGTGCTGCACGCGGCCTTCCCGGTCATCACGGACGCGGACCTGACGG